GATACTCACGGTCAAAAGTAACCCAAAACGGTTCACCATCTTTACCAACAAGACGAGCAACCTGCTCACCAGTCATATACTGCTGAGCAAGCATAACCATACGGCGAGCAACCTCAGAAATAGCCATCTCAACAATAGCCAACTTGTCTGCTGTCCGAGCATTAGCAGCATCGGCAACAGCCGAAATTTCTGTAGCAGTACGGCGAATCTCAGGGATTCCGCCGTTCATAAACTCAGGCAAACCAGTAATACGGTTAATATCGTTAGTAATCATTTCCGACTGGTTATAAAACTCAGGAGGGCTAATTATGGCAGGGAATGCGGAGACAACATTGCCGAGTGGCTCATCAGAAACCACAGGGACCATAACATTGTCCTCATCAGATTCAAGGGCGCTACGACCAAACTGGTCAAACGCTGATTCCTTGTAAAGGTACTTGCGTGCGAACCGTTTACGATGATTCATCATCTGTGAACGGGTTTCGTTCAACTCACGCTGCAATGGTTCAATCTGCTCTAGGTCACCAATGGGATAAAAAACATCAGGCACATCATAGTTCCGAAGCATAACAAAAGGATGTCCAAAAGCATAAGGCATCTTAGTTGGTTTAATAAGGAACGATTCACCACCGTCACTAAAAACCGACATCGTTTTATTACGGATGTCATAATATTCCCAAATTTCTGCATAACCATAATTCTTGTCATAAACCTTACGCTGACTAGGGTCCTCACTATAACGACTAACAGCCATAATAGTAACTTCTTCACGAGCAGTCTTATTATACCGTTTATCCGACTTTACCTCAGCAAGAGGACGACGAATACGCTGCGCAATCCACTTAGCGTCATGCATAGATGTAGCATCAGAGTCAATAAACACATCAAACACTGACACCCGTTCTGCGAACGGGGAGTCAACTGTTATGACAGAATTACTAGTAGATTCACCACCAGCAACATTGTCATTGTAATCACTTTCAGTATCTTCACCAATTGAAGCCTCCTCAACAAAACGGTAACCAGTTTTAATCCAGCCATGCCCACAAATAAGTAGGTCTTTAACTGAACGGCGGAACTCCTCACGGATACTGCGGTATCTCCACCAGTAGTTAACAACAGCCTCAGCGACAACAGCATTAGGTGCGTTGTCGGGCTTGGTTGCGTTGACAGTAATCTTGGGGTAGTTAATAGCCACAGCAGGAGCAATAACATTAATAGTGGAAAACGAAATGTTAATCAACATTCTGTCCTCGTCACTATAATGGTCATAGTGTTTACCCTTGTAAATATCAATTAGACGCTTCCATGTAGCGTCATACCCTTCATCTTTGCGCCACTTTTTGGAGGCGTTAAGATGTTCTCGGTATGTTGATAGTTGTTCGGACTGTGGTTTACGAGCCATAATTACTTCTTCTTTGGTGCAGCCTTTTTAACAGGTGCCTTTTTAACTGGTGATTTCTTTACTGCCGTACCAAGGGTTTTTTGTACTTTTCTAGCATTCCCAGCACCCATTTTTTGTTCAGCCATAAAAGCCTGATTGAATTTCTTTTTAGAATCTCTTGTCATGTATTTGTCGCTAAGAAAATATTCCATAGGACCATTACTGTCCCCATACATACGGGCACCCTTGTCCTGTCGGCGGTCCTCAATTCCTTCCAATCTGGAAGAAACCTTTTTCTGTGCAGCAGTTTTAGGTTTTACAATCTTACTAGGATTTCTGTCAAGATATTCAGCACGACCACTACCACGGGCATAACGCTTCATGTCTAGGACTTCTTTTTTACTTAACTTGACTCCCTTTTTTGCAAGAAATTTAGCAATATCATCAAGTGCGGACTTGGGTTTTTGAGCCATTATTACTTTCCTTTAGGTTTTGGTTTAATCTTTGTTCCCATGTCGTTTGCGGCACGGCGAATGTTGGTTTTGTAACTAAGGGCACCTTGGTTTTTGTAGCCCTGCTTAGTTGAATCATACATACCAAAAGCATCTTTTTTAGTAGTAACAGGAACCTTAGGAAGTCTTTTAACATACTTCTTATTAGTATTAGTGGTTCTTACTGCTGCTCGTACACCTTTAACACCAATTTTAATGATGTCATCAACGATACCTTGTGAATGCAGACCCGTGATGGCGGGTTTCTTTTTAGCAGCCATTATTTGCTCCTTCCGAAAGCAGCGTCGCTTGGGTTTAACCAACGCACCACAGGGGGCAGGAAAGCAGCCACTACAGCAGCCCACAAAGCCTTGGGGGATGTTTCTCCTGCAATAACAACCGTCAGTACGGTTGCTGTTGCGGAACGGGCATATGATGCCAGTGCACATTTGTTTTCTTTACTAATTTTCATTTCTTTTTTGCTTTCTTTTGTTTAGCCACTTTAGTAACCATAGAAGCCTTTTTGGCATCTTTCATACCTTTAGCGGTATAAGGGAATGTTTTATTTCCAACCTTTGGCATTATTTCTCTTTTCCATCATGCCACCCAATATGAGTGTCAATCTTAGTTCCAACTTCATCAACCTTATACAGAACCCGATTAAGCAGTTCCCGCCCCTCAGCATGCTGGCTTGTGTTCTCGCTACGCAACTTCTGCATAACAACCATTATAGGTCCACCAATAATGGCGACAATAATGGGTACAAACCACGCTTCCACTTAAATCCAACGACTTCCGACAGGTTCAATGTTTAAACCCTTGGCTTTAGCATCAGATTCTGTTTTACGCTGAATCTCACCAATAGTAGGACCACTAAAAGCCTCTTTGCCGTGAGTAAAACCAAGGCGAATGCCCTTAACATGGCATTTAAAGCACACATAACCACGCTTTTGAACAGTTTCTTCCACTGAACAGCCACAATTCACGCATTTAAAGTTCGTTACTTCCATAATAATAGCAATCTTGTTCCTTAAAGAGGAACTTTAAGACTGGCACGAATATTATGTGCCCCAATCGGTACTTTACCCTCGTTTTGTTCACTAAACATGTGTTGTTCCCACCACATGAGACTGTTTTTAGGTACAACCACATCCCCACGGAACTCAGGAAGCCAAACATACTTCAACATCTGATTAGTAATAGCCAAAGACATAGTACGGTCATCATGAGGAGAGCCAGCAGTTCTTCCGTTGTCCTTGCGCACATAGGTACGCAACTCCGCAATAGTCCTTTGACAATAAATGATTAACTCCTCGTTACGAATTGCAGCGGACAACTCATCAATAGATAACGGTTTAGTAACAGTAGTCGTTTTCCACCCCAAAGTTTCAGTAGCCTGAGGATTACGCTGCGTAATTTTACGCTGTCTAAAGAGGTTGCGGTATCCAGCCCGTTGAGCAGCCTTTATGGTGGTTAAGCCGTGGTTGTTGGACTCAACAGCCACAAGGCACTGGTTATACCACCAACCTAAGTCGGCAAGTATGTCACCAAACACATCAGGTTCACAATGTCCATGCCAATGAGCAACAACTTCCCCAGTGGTGGCATCTACCACATGGGCAGAACTGAAGTCACCATAACTGAAACCTTCCGCCACATCAGCCCCAATCACATAAACACTATCAACAGCAGGGAAAGCCCAAATACTAAGAGGACCATCTTCGCCCTCATCAAACTCGTATTTTTTGTCTGCGTACGCATGAAGAAACCCAACCATAGGTTCAAGTGTTTCAAAACTGTCTAGCATGTCAATGTCAAATACTGGGTTACCTGATTTGACAAAAGCCTCCTCAGGGCTACGGGGGTATTCTTGATGTAACTGCCAAGGTTGCATGTTGCGTGCCTTGACTGTGTACCAGTCCTCGTCACGGTCACCAGCGGACCAAGGGAAAAAGATTCCTTCAAATTGGTTGGTGCCCGTTTGGGAACCAACCCACATCTGGTGAAAAAAGTTACCAGACCCGTTTGCGGTGGACAAACCAATTACACGCCCGCCGACATCGGCAATAGGTTCAATAGAAGCCCACGCTTCCTCAGGGTTAGGCAAGAAAGCCCACTCATCCACAATAACCAAATACACCGACTCACCACGGGCAGGGTCAGAACCACTAGGTAAAGATTCAATAGCAGACTCATTATCAAACATCATTTTCTGCTGATGGTCAGTCGTTTGCTTAGGTCCCCGTTCCTTCATCCACTGAGGCATAAACCTAAAACCATATTTAGATTTAGCCAGTAGTTTAACTGACTCTCGTTCTGTACGGCTTAGCATAACTACGAAACGGTCAGGGCGAAAGAACACAAGCCAGAAAGCGTATGCGGCAGCCAGAGTGGAGAAACCAATCTGGCGTGCCTTTAGTACAATGCTGTAGCGTTCGGAC